TTGTAGGCGTTGATGTAAAAACAGCGACGGCGACAGCGGATGCTGCTCTTGTGGCACATCCTTGTCGGCTACGTGGACTGATTGTAGCGGGTGGATCTTCTGATGGTTCTGTCATTTTTTATGACAATGCCAGTGCGGCTTCTGGAACGGCTATTTTAACGATTGCTGTTAATGCTAATACCAATGAGTCATTAAACATCCCGGATCAAGGGGTGTATGCGTCGAATGGTCTTTATGCAGATATCACTAATATAGACCGTGTCACTGTCTTCTTTTGCTAGGAGATTAAATGGCTACATCAGGGTCCAGAGACTTTGAACCAGACGTTGCAGAGTACGTAGAAGAAGCATTCGAGCGTTGCGGTCTTGAGTATCGTACGGGATACGACGGGTATACGGCCCGTCGTTCCCTGAATTTGTTGTTTGCTGATTGGGCCAACCGTGGCCTGAACCAGTGGACGATTAATAACTCTAATACGGCACTCACCAAGGGTCTGACATACGTTGATCTAGATGCGTATACCATCGATGTGCTGGACGTAGTGTTACGTCGAGCCAATGACGATGGGACGGATCGGGATTATCAGTTGACGCAAATTGGTCGGGCTGAATATTGGAATATTCCGTCGAAATCGACTGAAGCGCGTCCAACTCAGTGGTTCTTGGACAAGCAAATTACGCCCAGGTTGTATTTCTGGCCTGCATCAGAAAATGCGACCGATAAGTTGTACATGAATCGTTTGATCCGTATTGAAGATGCGGATGCAGCGATCAATACGGTGAATATGCCGTTCCGTTTCTATCCATGTTTGGCGGCAGGCTTGGCCTATTACATTGCGATGAAACGAGCTCCTGATCGTATAGAGTTTTTGAAGAGCATTTATGAGGAAGAATTTGCTCGAGCAAGTGATCAGGATGAAAGTCGTGCTTCATTGATGGTAGCGCCTGCTTTGCGGAGCTATAAGAGGGCTTAATGGCATATGCATCTGGCAAGTTTGCGATTGCCATCTGTGACAGATGCGGGTTTCGCTTTCCTTATCCAAGCCTTAAAAAAGAATGGACAGGCTTTCGTGTCTGTTCTGAATGTTTTGAGCCTAAGAGTCCTCAATTAGAGCCTGTACCTTATACGGCAGATCCTGAAGCATTACGTAATCCTCGTCCTGATGTCAGTACAACAGCAGGTGAAGGGTTGGTACGTACGTTTGATCCTAATGCAATGACGACAACAACAGGCGATTCCATTGGTTATGCCTTTGCTGGATTAGAGGCAGAGGGTGAGGTGGGAACGCTGACGGTAACTACAACATGAGCTTTACTTATGACAGTTTAAAGACAGCGATTCAGGATTATTCTGAAAGTGCAGAAACCACTTTTGTGACAAATCTTCCTGTTTTTATCAAAGAAGCTGAAGAACGTATTTTGAAGACGGTTGAGTTGCCTGTTTTTCGAAAGAATGTTACGGGTACGGCTACTTCGGGAACTCCGTATTTAGGGTCGCCTACTGATTTTTTATCTCCTTTTAGTTTGGCGGTGATTAGTAGCAGTGTGTATACCTATCTGTACTTTAAGCATGTGTCATTTATCCGTGATTACACGCCGAATGCTTCAACCACAGGGGAGCCTTTGTATTACGCGCAGTTCGATGACGATACTTTCATCTTGGCTCCGACGCCGGATGCTGATTACACCTTTGAGCTTCATTACAAGTATCGACCGGCCTCGTTAACAGCAGGTGCTTCTGATGGCACAACTTGGCTTTCAACTAATGCACCAGATGCCATGCTGTATGGCTCTTTGGTTGAAGCTGCTAATTTTTTGAAGAGTCCTGAAGAGTCAGCGATGTATGAACAACGCTTTCAGGGTGGATTAATGGGTCTTAAGAAGCTTGGTGAATCTTACGGGGTTCGTGATGAATTCCGTTATGACATCTCAAGAGGTGCTCTTGGATAATCTAGAAGGTAAACACGTTGCGCTCTTAGGGCTTGGTCATAGTCAGTTGGACTATCACCTGTCGATTACGCACAGCGAAGAATACGACGAAGTTTGGGCGATTAATTCGATGTGTGCTGTAGTTAATGCAGATCGGGTTTTCATGATGGACCCTGCTTCACGTTTCTTTGAAAGCGATGATGCAGGTGGCCAAACAGAGGTCATGAAGAAAACGTTACCCAACCTGACATGCCCTGTGTATTCCTGCGAATTGGATAAGCGGGTGCCTGCGATTGAGCTTTATCCGCTGGAAGAGATCGTTGGAGAATTGGGCTGTGGGTACTTCAATAACACCATTTCTTACGCCATTGCTTTTGCCTTATGGAAACGCATAGGAAGGCTCAGTGTCTTTGGCGCTGATTTTACTTACACCACCAACATGCACTATGGCGAATTAGGACGGGCCTGTTGTGAGTTTTGGCTTTCTCGCTGCATGGTGGCAGGGATAGAGGTAGCTATTGCGCCACGCTCTCCTTTATTGGATACGAATATTATAGAGAAGCAACGGCTTTACGGTTATCACCGCTTAGAGAACCCTCCTGTGGTTTACCTTGAGAAAGGTAACTTAAAGGTTACCCCGTTCTCTGAAATTGAGCAGGAAGAAGAGGTCGTGGTATCGATTCATGGACGCCAGGACAATGTGCAGATTACCCAACCTGTTGAGCCAAAGAGTTACTGATGCTGCAAGTTGATTTAGATGCGTCGGTGGGAACTCTCGGGGTAGAGACTACGGATTATCGGGGGCATACCCCAGAAGAATGGGCCAGCATGGCGGCCAACAGAATTGTCAGTATTAGCAATACGGCTCCTGAGCCAATACGACAGCAGGCGCATGCCTTTAAGAAGCAGGTAGAAGTGTTGCTTGCGGATTACATGCATAAGGCTGTGGATAGTCATATGTGTACGATAGGGAATAAACTTGAACAACAGGGCCACCGTGATATGGCCGCAATCATTAGGAGGCTGTAATGGCAATCACACAAGCAATGTGTACAAGCTTCAAGAAAGAACTCTTGCAAGCCAAGCACAACTTTTCCACGGGTGGAAACACGTTCAAGTTGGCGCTGTATACCAGTTCAGCCACCATGAGTGCTTCCACTACGGCATATACCACGACCAATGAAGCAACGGGTACGAACTATACCGCTAAGGGTGGCACCTTAACTAAGGTGGAACCGACTAGTTCGGGTACTACGGCGTTTACTGATTTTGCGGATTTGACCTTTGGCACTGCAACGATCACGGCCCGAGGCTGCATGATCTTTAATGACACAGCATCAGGCGATCCTTCTGTAGCGGTGTTTGATTTCGGTGGCAATAAGACCAGCACAGCGGGTAGTTTTACGATTACGTTCCCCACCGCTGATGCTAGTAATGCGGTTATACGCATAGCATAGGTTAACGTATGGCCCAGATCACTGGATGGGGCCGACTTACGTGGGGAGAGGGTCCGTGGGGCGAACCCGTTCCTGTCGAACTTACGGGAGTCGCAGCCACTGGCGCGGTAGGAACTTTAGTAGCTACCGGGGTTGCCAATGTGGCAATCACGGGGCTGGCTGGAACAGGGTCCGTTGGTACGCTCACAGTAGCGGCAGCGGCGAATGTAGCGGTCACAGGGCTGGCAGGCACGGGGTCTGTTGGCAGTTTAACAGCGACAGGAGCCGCTGATGTATCTCCGACAGGTGTTGCAGGCACAGGTTCAGTCGGCACCCTTACGGCTACGGGCGCTGCCAATGTGGCAGTCACTGGCCTTGCTGGGACAGGCGCTGTCGGAACGCTTGTTGCAACCGGCATTGCGAATGTCAGTGTTACTGGCCTTTCGGGTACTGGAGCGGTTGGCTCAGTCTCGGTCGAGGCAGCGTCCAATACGGCAGTCACGGGTCTTGCAGGTACGGGCGCAGTTGGCACCCTTCTGGCAGCAGGCTTCGCAATCCATGGGGTCAGCGGTCATGGCAGCACGGTTTCTGTTGGTGACGAAACTGTTACCGGCGATGCGAACGTTTACCCAACGGGCGTGGCAGGCACGTCGGCACTTGGCTCCGTTGGCATCATCTGTGATAACAATATTGCAGTCACTCTCGA